CGTCTGGCTCCTCGTCCTGAGGTAGCTCTTTTTCTAGTAAATCGAAGCCGAATAGAGACATATCTGTTTCGAGCTCTTGTAGCTCTTTTTCCAACTTGTCGAAATCCCATTCCGAATATTCCCCGACTTTATTATCAGCCAGTCGGAACGCCTTTATCTGCTCGTCTGTCAGATCGTCAGCTTTAATAACCGGAACTTTTTTAAGTCCGAGCTTCTTAGCTGCTTTTAGTCTTGTATGTCCAGTAACTATAACGTTATTTTTATCTATAACGATAGGCACCTTAAATCCAAAAGCCGAAATGCTCAGCGCTACTTTATCGACTGAGCCTTCGTTTTTTCTGGGATTGTTTTCGTATGGTATTAATTGATTGATATCCATTTCGACTATATTGATCATATTTTTTTCGCTACCTCTTCGAGATCGTCTATCCGGTGATTAGCTACCCTGATCTGCTCAGCTTGAATCGCTGTAGCCTCTTCGAGTTTAAAAGTCCGCTCTATAATGTTATTATGTTTTTCAACTTTTTTTTCCAGCTGATCTATACGATACGTTATGAGACGGATTCCCGAATAGGATCCGATCAGAGTCCCGATTAAAGATAAAACTCCTACGATAATTTCTGACGCCATTTTTACTAAAGTTCCTCCTCTTTTGTATCTTGTGCATGATTACTATCAGCCAGTCCCTCGCCTATTACATAAGCCACGATAGAAGCTCCGGCTAGTATGAGCGACGCGACCTGAGAAGCCTCGCTTTCAGCGTGCCCGAAGTAAATCATGATCATAGACACGAAAGACGCAACGCTCAGCCAAAATTTACGGCTTGTTAATTTTCTTTTCCAGTCTATTTTATCCATAAGTGAACCCTCCCTTTTACAGATAGGCTACAATAAAGTAAAACGCTTTAAAATAGCACACAAAAGCGCACTAAAAAAGACGTATACTTTTTAAGCGCCGTATACGTCCTTTTTAGCCACTTTAATTTAATTGTAGTATATTTTATCGTCCGATATGTTTTAAACGTCTCTACTATACCTCTAGGCGCGATCTCGAGTGTCTTGCATCAATACTTCCGCCGTTCCTAAAATTTCCTCATATACGCAAGTCCTGATCAATGTCTCCGCCAGAAGTCTTTTTGCGTCTCTCTGAGATATATTATACTCTTTAACTAAATCGCAGACAATATTGTCTAAAGCGTCTTTTAATGTAACTCCGTAACTTTCAGCTATTTTTATCATACGCTATCCCTCATACTTAGAATTCCACCACTTCTCCGGAAGTCTGATCAAGTCGTGATCCATCCAAACTATAACACTATTAAAAGCTTTCTCTACCTGATACTCTGGGAAAGTGTCTCTAAACATTTCTCCGTTAGTAGCTCCGGCTTTCTTCCTGAGCGTTCTCAGCTCCAGCTTGTCGACTTGTGAAAGTTTGTCTATAGTTTCGTTAAGTGTCTCGTGCCAGTTTGTATGCGTTTTTCCATATCGTGATAAAAAGCCTTGAATCTCAATGATTGTCAGGATCAGCTCTTTGTTGCTCATTCCTCATCCTCGCTTTCTATCTGCTAACGGCATAGGGTAACCGTCTGGCAATCCGTTTATTAGTCTTTTATACATCCTTAAAGCCTCAATCTGTGCATTTACTAAGGCATTAGGTTTGCAGGTCTGTAAATCAGATATTTGCTTGTCAAAACCTATATTAATATCTTGCCTAAAACTAGGTGTTAATGGCTTATATTCGGTCATTCCTTATACTCACTTTCTGCCTTGTACTTGTCGATAATAGCTAAAGCGCCTTGTATGGCAGTTCTATATCCGTCTGTATAATCACTAACGACATCACATAATCTTGCTTCTATCTCGGCTCTTATATTGTCAAGAACCGAAAGTTCTATCGCTAAAGGATTTTTCTTTAATTCCCATTTAGTGTTTTCACGCTTGCCGACATCCCATAAGCACCCGATACAATGATCGTCGTTCGGAAAATGCTCACAAGTACTACACGTTTTTGCTATTATCATTTCTCGCCCTCCGTCCTGATCTCACGACATAACAGAAAAGCACTCTCCGCCGCTTTTGCGTATTGCATGACGGATAATATCTCTCCGTCTGTATCATCTAGGCAGCATAGCCTTGCTATTTTCTCGATACATCTAGGCAAGTTTGGATAGTAACCGATCAGCTTCTCAGCTATCATGTCTTTTCCGTCTTTTGTTTTTCCGGTGTATCGTTGTTTTAGTGTGTGATTGTAATCGTCGATTTCGACGTAGTACCCACGTATTAATTTTACTGTCGTCACTTTTTATCCCTCACTTTCCGCTCGTGATACTCTTTAAAATACTGGCTCCTATCATGCTTTAGACTGTAAAGCTTATAATACGCCTTTGGATCATGTACCACGGAGCCGACTTCGATAGCTTTAAATTTACTCTTTCCCCAGTCGTTATTAAAAATCTTTGTCCTGACGGCTTGCTCACTGCATCCGATATACTCCGATACAGCTTTAGCACCTCTGAGGTTATAAGCGACTGGGAGCTCCAGTAAATCATTTGTAACTAAATCATAAATCTTTATTACTGGCATAAAGGCTACTCCAAAAGACGATATATCTCGATACAGAGTCTTTTTTTGTTTCTTGTGATCGTTGACACTTCAACGTTTAATTTCTCAGCGATAGCCTCATGAGTCATTCGCTTTCCGTAATACATAGGGATTATTGAGTAATAAAAATCCGTCTTGATTTCATTTAACACTCTGGCGACTTCCTCAGAGTATCCCTCGTTAAAGTGATAAAATAAACGCTTGCTCATATCGTCGAACATGACGTCGTCAATTTCTTTTACCATGCCCTCTTTTTTCATAGCTTTTACAGTCAGCTTTACAATTTGCTTTACCTCGTCTTCTGTCATTCGTCGCCCTCCGTGAACTCGCTCAAAAGTGATCTGTATAGCTCCTTATAGTCCGACTTTTTGATCTTTTTCTCTTTTACACTGATTCCGCTCATTTCCAGCGGCTCCTCGAAAACTCTCTGGATAAAATCTTCGTCAATAACTACGCCTCTAAAGACTTCTCCTGCTCTCTTGTCTTGACGTGAAATAGCCTCTTGAATAGCCTTTAAAATAAACCCAGTCTCGACGATGATTTCTGATAACTTACCTCTTACGGTTACTTCTGTTTCGTCTTTCCCTACATGGATATCAATCATTTTCTTTACCTCCCATTCTCTTTTCAATCTCCGCTATATCCCACTCGCTCGGAGTACAACATAAAATGCACTCGGACTCCTCAGCGCTAAACAGTGGACAAACAAAACATTCTTTTTTATTGCATAACTCTTTCAGCTTTTCTAACATGATCATTCCTCCCCAATGATTCCTTTTAATCCCAGACGTTCATGTAGACTTTTATCTACTTGTCTATACCTTAACGGAATCTCCATCCATGCAAAAATCTTGTCGATAAAATCATCGTCAACATACCATTGTTTACGCCAACTACACCAACGCCACCAAACGCCACGAGCAAAAGCTTTATAGTTATAGTGATAATAGTCATTTTTAGATACGCTGATCGTCCAGTATACGTTCGTCTCTTTTGGCTCCTCAAGCTCGCAGTAGTGCCAGACGTCACAATAGCCTTCTTCATCAAGATACTTTTTATCTATCCTCGGAATCGGAAGCCGTTTTTCGATCTCCCTCCGTCGCTGATCCTGATATTCGAAAATCGTTATCTGTCCGTCCATTTGATCACCTCTCTCTTGGAGTCCAATTACATTCCTTTTGTTTCGAAATCAGTATTTCACCATCTTCATTGCGCACCCATTTTTCTTCGTGTCGAATGTAACCACGTTTCAGAAAACATTTAAGGCTGCACCATTCAACGTCGCACACTTTCATACATGGACATTGAAATGACATTTTATTTCCGGTAATCATCCTTACCCATCTATCTTTTGTTTGAGTCCAAGAATAGTCCTCGACAGGTTCAGTCTTCCTTCCACAAACCAAACACTCGCAATATGATAAAGGCTGGAAATTGTGTTTTGTCTGTTTCAAAATTGGATAGCAACTGCAACACTTTGGAACATCTGTTGCAAACCAAAAATGAATCTGATCCGCCATGTCTTCTTGAATCTTTACAAGTTCCCATTCACAGAATTTAAAAGGCTTACCAAGTCTGTCAGCTGTCCAGTAGTCATTAAGGCTTCTTGGCTTTTGGTCCTGAATGAAATTAAAAATACTTAACTGTCCATCCATATTTACTAACTCCAACTACCATACGATACGCTCGCCACAACTGGGACAATACATCGAATTTATAAGACTGTTATCAGATACAGAGTTATAGTAGTAAACGCATCCGCAGGATTTACACTCGAAGTATTTTATATTGTCGTAAAAGTTGTCTTTTACTTCTACGTCAGAACTCTTGCTCTTTATTAATTCTCTATCCATAACTACAGCTCCTCTCCATAGACCGAGATCTGCTCCGGAACCATACCCTCACGGAGATTAAACATAAAGATATCAAAAGCTTCGCGATACGCTTCGTTCATTGTTTCACATACGACATTGATTTTACGCGATACGCACTTGTTCGGCTCCTCAAAAGCTCGAATCGTTATCATATAATTTTTCATTGTCCGTCCCTCCGCTGATCATTTCTAGGTTATTAATAGTTCCGTTTATGAGATTTTTTATCCGCTCCGGAAGCTGAGCTTCTTTTCTCGCTCTCTCGGATACTTGCTCGTAAATGTTTCGAAAGTTTGCTCTATCAGCTATGATATTCTCCGAATCGCACAAATTGCGAAAACCTAAACGCTTTGTAACGCCTCTCGTAATATCATCCATACTTGCGAGCGCTTCTTCCTCACGATAACGACCATAATACTTTATAGCCTTTAGCACTTGCTCCCAGCCGTCCGCCCAGTTAGCTTTTACTGAGTCGTCTGTCAGCTCTAAAGCTTTTTCTCTTAGATCTGCGATACTGGGACTCCATTTCTGAGTAGCTACCCAAACATTTAGTACTTTATAGGCTACGCTATACGGAATATCCTTTAACTGTTCGAACCATAATTCCATAGACTCTTTATTCGGCAGCAGTCGCTCCCTCGGATAAAAAGTCCTTAACGCCGCTGAAAATTTAAAAAATTCCTCCCTCGACATCTTCCGCTACCTTTCTCGGACGCTCCTCGGAGACTGAGTGTATTTTCAGGATATAATATTTCTGTCCTCTCTCAGCTCCCCAGTCCGTACGACCATAACCAACTTTTAAAGATGCAAAAATGTAAATGACCGGAGCTCTATCGGAATATCCGTTTTTTAATCCGATCCACTTTTTAGCCGTCTCAGTAACTACGGCTCCATCCTCTCCGATCAGCTCCCCAGCATCGTTAAGTGTCACTTTAAAGACTCTCTTAAAGCGTAAATCGTAGTATGGTTTAATGTCCCGATACTCCTCGAGCTTTTTATGAGTCCTGATCTGATAAAACCATTTTCCCTTAATCGGTAAAATGAGCATCGTCTTTCCCTCCGATCTGCTCCGCTACGTTTCTCACGATTAAATGATCCAGCGCTTCGTCTACGCTGATAGATCTCCCCTCGCTGTATCTGATAGCGTATGCGTTAACATAAATTCTAAAATCTTGGTTATGATCATAAAGCCATCTTGTATTAATCATCACTGTTAACCTCGCTTTCGTTCTCGTATACCTCGATAACGTCGAAAAGCTGAACCATGATCTGTTTTACATCTGAGACATACTCCCCGATAGCTGCTAGCTCCACCATAACGATTCCCAGACATATAATAATAATTGCCTCAATCATTTTTAACCTTCTCCTTCCTCTACCCATTCGCGCATCATTTTATAGGATTCGTCTAGCTCCTGAGCTAATTTCTCAGTCGGTGACATATCTCGATAACTTTTAACGGACTTCTCCGGCTTGTTGTCGTAATTGCCGTCTAGTATCTTAGCCATATTTGCGTCTTTTATCATCCAGTCGAAATTTGCCTGCCAGTCTCTGTTATTTGATCCTTTTAAAAAATCCGATGCTTCGGCTTTCGAAAACAACTCTTGGAAGTCTGCCAGATTGTATTTGTTTAGCCTTGCCTTAATTGCTTTACGCCTAGTCTCTGATAGAACGGTCAGCTTAGGGAACGAGACGCAAGTCTCGTTATACATATCAGCGATTAGCTGATAGTTGGTTTTTTCCCTCTCATACTCTCCTTCCCTTACCTCTCCTATCCTATCCTTACCTAACTCTATCCTATCCTTACCTAACTCTATCCTAACCTGAGGTTCCATTATGTATCCATTTTGGAGACAATCTGGTTCCGTTTCGTCTCCATTTTGGAGACATTTTGGAGACACACTATCGTTTTTAAGTGTATAAACGCCATTTTCCTTGGTTTTCAGCAAGTCGTATTCCTCTTGATAAACAGTCTTTTTATACCTATCATTTTTAATATAATTATTTAGTTTCCAGTGTTTGATAACTACTACACCATTTTCAAATTGATAGATATATTTCTTATCAAGTAGCGCTTCTAAATCTTGTGTGCTGGCGTGAGCCTTAAACATACAGATAGAAACTTGACTGCAGAATCCGTCGTCGTCAGCGCTCATATTTAAGTGCAGATATAAAGCTTGTGCCGAAGCAGATAGCTGTAAAAAATTATCATTGTCTGTTATCTTTTTTGAAAACATTCTGCGCTCAGACATTGTCTTTTATACCTCCCTGATACGTACTTTATAAAGCCATAACATGAGCTTTCTTTTTATGATATAATCAGTCGTGCGGAATCCTTTTGTATCCTCTACGACCATCTTTCCGGATTGATCGTAGTAAACGAAATCGGCGTAATAGGATACTTCTTTTTCTATAACCTTACCCTCTTTTAGTTGTCCTTTACGCTTTCCGCGCTGGTAAACCTCGGACGATTCCTCTCTCTGAGCTGGGATCAGCAAAAACTTAACCTGCATCCGGAGATCGTGTATCTGATTAGCTTTTTCTAATATCTTTAATTCCGAGTAGCGTCTCGCCTCTTTTTTAGAGTCAAAAGTGATTCCATCGACCTTTACCTTTTGAGCTCCATATTTGCAAGACGTCATTCTATAATTTGTAATTGGCACTCTTGACCATGCCATAAATAAAAATCCCCCTTTCCGCGACGTCCCCAGACCTCAGGACGCCGCTTTTAATTTATTTGTGATATATTAATTCTAAAGGCTGTCAATTTGTAAAAGGGACGTCAAGCTTCGCCCAGTCTGTCCCGAACTTATCTATAATGAGCTTGAAGTCCTCCAGATCATGTGGCTTATTGGAATAAATTTCTTCTCCGTCCTCAGTCTCTTCGATGCCTACGTGCAAAAGCTCGTGAAAAAGCAAGATCTTTATCTGATCGTCAGTCATGCCCTCAACGTTCGGCTCGAAGATGGTTATTGTAAAGTCGCAAGGAATACCCCATTTGTATTTATCAGCTACTTTTTCACACACACCGAGAACGAGATTTCCTGCCTTTTTCTTTTCATGAGTAGACGATAAAT